CCAGTTAAGGGTATATCAGCATCATCAACAGGTTTGTTTCTGTCGTACTTGGTTTTATCCTTAACTACTCTGGAACGAAACTCCGGTTTCATTACCATGCTTTTTGCTGTTGTTTTCATGACTCTAAATCCTCCATTTCTTTTTGTATTTTATCTTGTCGGTCAATAAATTTATCTTCAAAGCGATCCACTAACTCTTCTGCATTTATATCCAGTAACATTAGTATATCATCAACTTCAAATCGTTGTAAAACTTTTTCGCGCAATTCATCTAGAGTGTACATATTTCATCAATTCCTCCACCTCACTAACGGAGAAATATTTGAACTTCTCCTTATCACACCATTGAGCCATAGTCATCTTAGAGCCTTTTCTTACTTTTTTATTGGGATCACTCAGTACAAATATCAGTTCAGCTTCAACTGTGTCCCTGATGGATTTGTACTTAAGTGTATCCCCTGCTCTAAAATATCCTTTACACTCAATCATTATGCCGCTGGTGTGTACAAAATCAGGCTTGTACTTACGATAAACAACGTAGGGTACATCAAAAGGTTCATATTTAAATGCTCCTTTGGGAACTACTGTTGCAAATGTTTTTTCCAAACCGGATCTGTACATGCTACGCGACTTCCTGTACTTTGATTTCTTGGACCTTTGGTTCATTTTCCACCACCGCTAAAAATCTTGGACCTGTTGAATATTTGAAGGCCCTTAGACCAGGCCAACATGATTGCTTGAACTGGCAGTACGAACACCCCATACTTAATTTCATATTGCCTGATGCGCCATCTGGGACCAACTTGTGACAATGTGAAGGAGCCTCGTCCTGCCCACAAACTTTTTTTATTTCTTCTATTCTCTCCTCTATATCATAATTAATGTGTTTATGAACCGGAGCTTGAGTGTCCTCCAAGTCGTACTGAAGAACCTCTAAGTGCCCATTCTGTTTGTCCATTGCTAACCAAGCTATCTTGGTGTCACCCTCTGAATGTGCGTATGCCTTAAGCTGCGCCACATATCCGAATGGATCGTCCATAGCTAGTGAACCGTCCCTGAATTTCCTAAAGCCATAAGTGCTCGTAGACTTAACGTCAACCATTGTCCCGTCAATACGGCAATCCATGTGTCCTTTGACACCTGCTACAGTGCATACTTTTTGTTCGTCCTCGACTGTGTGTCCAGCCAGCTTAGTAAGACAAAGTAACAACTCTTCAATCAAATGCCCATACATGAATTTTATTAACGTATGAGGCATGATACGCTCTTTAGGTGTTCTGTGCATTGTGTTCCATAAATACCGTAAACCCTTACCACTGGAGGATAATCTGAGTCCTGCTTTACCGTACTCCCGATTAACAAACTCCTTACGCATGAGTTTTTTTATGTTTTCACCAAACTCCTCTATAGCTTGTTCAGCATCCACATCCTGCGGTACACGTTTGGACATCATAAGTTTGTAGATGTCCTGAACTAACGTATGTATGTTTTTCATTCTCTATGCTCCACCCACCAGCATTTTCTAGTTACTGGATTAAAACCTAACAGTTGAACTCCTAATTGTTTTTGTTCTTCAGTTCTTCTTTTAGTAAGGTCAGTATAATTTCCTTCCTTACCGTTTATTGGTTTATATTTAAGTTGTGGTCCTCCTGTTTTAACGTCCACCAAGATAAACTCCCCTGTTTTTTTATCCCATACAATAATGTCCACAGGGCCATCACTACCGTAGTTCCTAAAGGCTTCATACCCTTGATCCCATAACCAGGTTACTGCGTACATTTCCGCAAAGTCTCCTTTACGGTTAGTAGACATTTCGTCCTTAGTGAGTTTGCGACCAGTTGCTGCCGACATAATAATCTCCTATGATTCTTTTTTACAATCAATATGTCTTATAATTCTTGATCCGTCTCTTTTATCTCCTGCATAAAAGACAAAACCTAATTTTTCTAGTTCGTTTGGCCTAGAAGTTATGGAACTAGAAGGCATCTCAGGAAAACGCTTGGTCATTTCTCTAATAGTTACTCCTTTAGATCCTGCTTCCTCAATTAAATTTAAAACAAAAGTTCTGCTTTTAGACAGGTTAATGGAATATGCTGCTTCTTTACTTGTTTTTGGGTCAGTTTTTCTATGTAATTTATGTGGACTTATATCATCTCTTGTGTTTTGTTTTTTCATATCAGTGTGTTTCGTTCCAAGTGTTGCCAACATAATAATCTCCCGTTAGTGGGCATCTAAGATTAAAATGCAAACCTGCTGCCTCAATACATGATACAGCTAAGTGACCAAACTTGTCAGCTTGATCTGCTTGAACTTCAGTTTGTATTTCGTCATGGATGTTTCCCACAAATTTATAATTAATCTTCCACTTTACTGCATACTGCTCCAGTAAAATCAACGCTTGCTTCATCACTATAGCCCCGGCCGCCTGGAGTAGAGTATTAAGGCTTGAGTGCTCTGACCTAACTTGGAGCAATCGTCCGTCAAGTCCTTTAAGAGTTCCTTCACCTCCTTTTTCTCTAACTCGTTTCTGCAAATCAGCGAGTGCTGGAGTGGAAGCAAGGAATCTTTGTCTAAGTTCAGCGCCTCTACCTCTACGTCCTCCGACAAGTTTTCCAAGTTTCTCATCACCCGCCCCGTAAAGGAAAGCATAGATAAAAGTTTTTGATGTATCTCTATCTGGTAGTCCTGCTGCTCTTTGGTTAGCACTGTGGATGTCTCCATTAATTATTTCCTCCGTATAAGCTGAATCATTCATATAATGTGCCAACATCCGCAATTCCAGACCGGATGCGTCCACCCCTACCAACTTACGACCTTCAGGAACAGTCCAACAACTCCTGCATTCTTTACCAAACGGGCTGTAGCCAGCAGGTGTTTGAGCAAGATTAGGTTTAGAGTGTGTCATACGTCCGGTGACTGCACCATTGGTATTAACAAACCCACGGACTCTACCGTCATTCCCCATTGCAGAAACCCATGATTGGACCTGTGCAATCCTTTTCTGCACTAGCAAATACTCCGCTATCATCTGTGCTTCAGGTATACCCTTGACTCCAGACAAAGTAGCTTCATCAACAATTGGTTGGCCTGTTTCAGTAAACTTAGCAGGTTTCCATCCGAATCGTTTTAAATGAACTCCAATTTGTTTCCTGGATGCAAGGTTAAAAGGAACTGACTCTATCCTACTAAACTCACCACATACGTCCTGCCAGCTATCGCCCAAAAACTTTAGACCAACACTGGAGAGCGCACCATCCTTCTTATAGCGCGGCTGCACACTCTTAACGTATACTGGTATCGGACGAAAAGTTTTCTGAACTTTTTCTTCGAGATCATATTGTTTCTCCTTTAGTTGTGCTAACAAATCGAATGCCTGACGCTCATCGAGTAACCAGCCATTACGAATCTGCTGCTGAATGATAAATTGAACCTTATGCTCAAGATCAATACTTCCCTGAGAAAACTCACGCATCTCAGTCATCAGTTTAAAATGAGTATGCTCCGTGACTTTTACGTCCTGAATGCAATAGTCAATCATTTCCTGAGTAAGTTTTGACCAATCACTATAATCACCTTTAGGGAATCCCAAACGCTCACCCCAAGACCTCAAACTGTGTCCTCCTTCTCTGGACGGATTAGACAATCTGGACAACACCAAAGTATCTATTACCCTCTCAGGCTCCACAGAAACGCCCCAGAGCGATTTTAGCACAGGGAGGTCGTACCCTATTAGGTTATGCCCAACTACGCTCATACTGCCTCTCAGAGCCTCCTGGAGTGTATCAGGGCTAGTATGGACAATAGTTGTGCCTTCCCTAGTCTTACAATTGTCCTTGGTCACCACACACCAAATAGTGTCGGGATCAAGGCCATTTGCTTCAATGTCGAGATAAATGCTCAAAAGTCAGACTCCGCTTCCTTTGGTTTTGCCACCTCAGACATTCTTCCGGTAAATCTGTCGTACTTAAGGAATGCCGCAGGTCCAGTAATGCCCACATAACGATTCTTAAGAACACGCACACAGGTTGTGTTACGTTTTTCCTCGTCCTCCTCCTGCTGGTCACGCTCAAGACCTATCACCATGTCCGACAACTGAGCTATGGCTTGAGAACCCCTAAGATCGGACAAACTAGCCTTACCTCCGTGCTCATGCGCTCGACCACTGACACGCCTGAGATGTGAAACCAAGAACAATCCTACGCCTAACTCCTGAACCAGAGTTCTGAGTTTGGTCATTATGCTGTCAATGGCTTTTCTCTCATCATTAATGTCTGCCTGAGAGGAAACCACAATACTCAGGTGATCCAAGACAATCCATTTGCAATCAAGGGCTTTTGCCATATACCTCACCCTAGCTAGTAGGTTGTCCTCCGCTGTTGATCCCCAGTGATCGAACAAAAAGTACCTTCCAGTGCCTAGTGTTTGCTCCCAGAATGGTCTTAGTGTGTCGGGGTCAACGTCCTCCTCAAGGTGAAGCGGTGCATCGGCAGCGATGGACATGATGCCTAGTGATGTTCTGGCTATCGATTCCTCTAACGCTATCACACCTATGTTGTCATTACACGCATTCAACAGGTAGAACTCAAGTTCCCTAATCATCTGGGACTTGCCCATGCCTGATCCTGATGTAATCGTCACTAACTCACCCAGACGGAAGCCTTTTGTGTACTCGTTAAGACCGTTCCACGGGTAGGGTATTGACTTTACATCATTAGCCTTGACAATCTCCTCCCATGTATCCACACCGGAGACAATGCCGTCCGGCTGATACACTTTTGAAGACCACCATGCGCTGACAAACTCCCTCACCTTGTTTGCCTGTAGCATCTCACCTGCGTCCTTCATAGGTAAAGTACATATCTTACATTTCTGTGGACTGAACAGGTCCTTAACTGCGTCCACAGCGTCCTGACCAGGTTTATCGGTGTCAAAACATAGCACCACGTTGTCGTAGCCTTCCAAGAACTCCAGAGACTGTTTGATTTCCTTCACAGCACTGGAAGCACCCGACCTGAGACTAACTACGTCCCATTTTCGGTCAAACATTTCCGATACGGCTAGGCAGTCAAGCTCACCCTCTGTGATTGTGATGTACTTACCACGGCCTTTACAACGATTTTGCCCGAACAATCCAGTACCGTTAAGCACTCCGGTACAGTGGAAACCCTTACCCTCTACAGTTCTGACCTTAGAACCCTTAAGTTCACCAGTGTCCTGACAGTAGTAGGGGTAGTGGTGTTTAGCTATCTCACCTGACGGTCCAAACTCCACAGTAACACCGAATTTTGCTACGGTGTCCTGTGAAATTCTACGGTCAGGTATGGACGCTACGATACCCTCCATGTTTAGTTTTGGATTTGTTTCCATCATGTCCGAA